TTTCAATTAATGTGTTATAATGTAAGCATTAATTAAATAAGAGCAGGGCCACTCTAAGTAGTATACCCCAGCCTTACCCCCCCAGATAATAATACAAAGTCCACCAGCAAGTTTAGACCCGCCCTGCGACACTCTGAACGAACTGACACTGATGTTTCATTGTCTGATCTAGCTGCTTCCCAGATCAAAATTTCAAACGGATTCCATTGATTTTGGAAGTTTTCTTTAGCCATTTCATACAAGGATCATAATAATGGCATTTCCAAAGGCATCAGGTTATACCAACCTGAACTCAGGTAACTTTTCACCAGTTATCTATTCCAAGAAGGTTCAAAAAGCCTTCCGTAAGGCATCTGTCGTAGATGCGGTTACTAACACCGATTACAGTGGAGAAATCGCTCAATTCGGAGACTCAGTTAAGATTATCAAAGAGCCAGACATCACAATCACTAACTATGAGCGTGGTACTGCCTTGGCGACACAAGACTTGACTGACGCTGACTTCACTATGGTTGTTGATCAAGCGAACTACTTCCAGTTTGCCATCGATGACATCGAAGAAGCGCACAGCCACATCAGCTTCCAAGATTTAGCTTCGGATCGTGCTGGCTATAAACTGCGTGATAGCTTTGACGCAGAAGTACTTGGCTACTTGTCAGGCTGGAAAACACCTAGCTCATGGGCGCGGCGTTCAGCATCTGGTGACGTAAACGGTACTAAGGCCGACACTAACGCTGGTAACGATGAACTTCTGGCAGCTAACAAGTTGGACATCACAGACTTTGGTGGTTCTGACTTGGGTAATGTTGGAGAAGTTACTTCTATCCCAATCGCCGCTGGTGGCGGTGCTGGTGGTATCACTTCACCATTGGCTATTATGAACCGTATTGCCCGTCAAATGGACGTAGCAAACGTGGACACAGATAGTCGTTGGCTTGTAATTGACCCCGTATTCGCAGAAGTATTAATGGACGAATCGAGCAAGCTCATAAATTCTGACTTCGGTGGCGGTGATGAGATGCGTAATGGTAAGTTGCCCGGAACTATTCGTGGCTTCTCCATCTACAAGTCAAATAACCTTCCATACGAAGGCACTGGCGCTGGCGTGGCACTTTCAACTGGTTCCGAAACAAACTTCGGTGTGCTGGTTGCTGGTCATGCGTCTGCTGTAGCAACAGCGGAGCAGATTGCTAAGACTGAGACTTTCCGTAGCCAAACAACCTTCGCGGATGTTGTGCGCGGAATGCAGCTATATGGGCGCAAGATTCTTCGTCCAGAAGCCTTGTTCACAGCGAACTACAACTTCGCATAAAAACTAAAGGTAGGGGCAATGGCACTTTCGCTAACCACTCAGGCAAAGAACGCTGCGCTTGATTCAATAGTAGACCTGATAGACACAGGTTCTGGATCAGGCGCAGTCGTAAAAATCCTGACAGAGTTCGGCTCTGAGTTGGCTACATTGCCCCTATCTGACCCTGCATTTGGATCAGCCCTTGATGGAGTAGTTACGGCGAACTCTATTGCAGCAGATACAAGCATTAACGCAGGGACGGCATCTAAATTCAAAGTCTTTAATAAAGGCGGTGCAGAAATCCTTTCTGGGGCCGTTACTGCTGCATCTGGTGGGGGCGACTTACTGCTAACCACCACAAATCTAATCGTAGGGGATAGTGTGACTGTCTCCTCTTTCTCATTAACGATCTGAGGAACATAGGAGAACAACATGAGCCTCTCGAATACTTTTGAAACCCATACTCTTAACTACTTACTGACCAATACCTCAGTAACTCGCCCTACAGCATGGTATGTGGCATTATGTACGTCTGATCCCACAGACACAGCCCTTGGTACTGAGGTTTCTGGCGGCGGTTATGCACGGCAAGCTGTAACCTTCACAGTCAGCGGAAATAATGCCGCAAACTCTGCTCCAATTGAGTTCCCAGAAGCCACTTCAGGTTATGGACAAGTGCAAGCGGTAATGATCATGCCAGCCTCTAGTGGCGGCTCTGCTACGGATATGATTGCTCACGCCCAGTTATCTGTCGATAAGCAAATCAATACGGGCGATATCTTCCGTATCCCTACAGGTGATCTAGACA